TTTGATGAAAGTGCCATATCTTTGATGAAATCCTCATCAACAATATTTATATCATTTTGCTCAGCAATGGTACCTATTGCATCAATACATGCATTTACCATATTTGTCGCCCTATTATTATTATACATAATACTCTCCTTATGTATTATATAATAACAAAAAAACTAGATTTGTCAACTTTAACCAAAAAGAAGGATGCCTAGGCATCCTTCTTTACAATTGGTTAGACTTCTTTTACTTTCTGTACTTTTATATTATCTTAATGTTACACAATCTAGCAAGCATACTCTTACTCTATTTACACGCACCTTATGCCTAACCATATATATTTATAAAAACTTTATAATATATTTTCGTTTTTAAGTACTTCTACATCATTTTCATTGAGCGATACAAACGAGCTCACGTTTAACTCTAGAATGTTTTCACTTATTGTGACACGGTTTCGACGAAAATCTGACAATTTTTCTCGATACTCTTCAAGACCCAATCGAACAAGTTTTTCATACCGACTAATTAAATTGTTTAATTGTACCCGTTTTGTTAACAAAGTGCTAACACCAGTTTCGACATTTGCTTTGCCAACTTTGTCTCGTAAACTATACAACACTAATTCTAGTAGTTCGACGCGCTCTAACCGTCCACGCAGCCCATTAGGATTTTCTGTATCTAAATTAATATCACTAATAGCCTGTCGAATTTGTTCCTGTAAAGTTGCAGCTTTACGTAAATTAATATCCATTACAATCCTCCTTTACAATATTATTGTTTATATTATACACTATAGATAATGACGCTGTCAAGTAAATTATCTACTGCTATTACTTATTCGGATTGCCGTAAAACATATTGATTTCAGAATCTTCAAGGCCAGCAACTCGCAATTTTACAATGTTGTTAATCTGGAATTGCTTTGCCTCTAGTGCTTTTAAGACTCCGAGGAATTGATTGCGTAATAACCCAAACTCATTTACTAGCTCAGTTTGGTCTACTATTATTTGTTCACCGTCAACAAATGCTTGAGCATCACGCGAACTTAACTGCCTATTATAACTTTCTAAATAAGTCCTAAATGTCTGTGCTCGTAATTTTCGTAGATGTATATTTAGATGTTCTAAAATTGCTTCAATTTCTTGCAATTGAGAAAATCGCATTTGCACAAGTGCAGGAATTGCACTAGCGGCCTTCTCGATACTGCCCTGAAATTTAATTTCTGATTGTGCTTCGGCTAATTGCCCTTCATAATGCTCTATGCAATTAGGAAGGGCAATTATATTATCAACAACCTTTTGATACCAAGATGCCATTAATATTCATCATCCTCTATGTCTTCATCTTCTTCGTTGCCGTCTGCTAAATATTCATTTAATGCTTTAGCTAAGGTTGAACCTAAATTATCATATCCTGCTAATTCTTCCAAATCACCATTTGTATCATAAAAATCTATAATACTATATGCGGCCTCTGCTCTTTCCTTTTGTGGAATATATGGTTTTACCAATCCCCATAGTTCTACTATTATTTCAGGATTTATATCCATTATTGCCTCCATCTTTCTGACACCTTGGATATTTACCTATTCATCCATAATTTCTTCGGTATTTAACTCTTCATCGGATTCTATTACTTCTAACGCAGGTCCGCCTTCTTTCTCTTGCAAAATAACAGGCAATGTTTCTGCATTCCATCCTTTTCTAAAATACAAATGTTCTTTACCAGCTTTGTCAACATATCTTAATCTATTGCCTTGCTTAACAAGGACACCAGATTTTTCAAACATATCAACCAATCCGCTGTATGGACTCATACCTGTCTCATATGGGATCTCAACTTGTACTGATTCAAATGGTTTTGAAAAGCGACTCTTCATTACTTTACAGGCCGCTCTGATTCCTAAGACTGTAGAAACCTTATTACCATCTGCATCAACTTTAAGTTTTAATTTCCGCATAGCAACAACAATTGAACTTGCGTATACAAATCCTTGCCCACCGGATATCTTATCATCCGGATCAAACATATCCTGTGAAGCATATGTGTGGTTTGTAACTATAAATCCAATTGGGTATGGGGCAATATTATTAACTGTATTACGTATCAATGCCGTTAGTGCTTTAGGCTTACGTCCTAAGTCACCTTTTAAATCGCCGGCTTCAAACTGTTTAATGTCTGTTGGCGATAGCAACATTCCCAAACTATCAATAATAATTACTACTTTAGGGCAATCTTCATATTCATTGCCCTGGTTTTCTTCTCGATAACCTTTGAGGAATTCTGATAATGTTTTAGCAACACTATCAATCATAGATACATTAATTTTTAGAAGTTTATCTTCACTTGTATCTACACCTAGTGCCTCTAGCCATGCTGTATCTAATGCATTCTCACTATCCATCATAACAACAAAACAACCAGACTCCTGTGCGTTTCGTGCTAAATTTCCACTTACAACTAAACTCTTACCTGAACCAGATTCTCCAGCAAACATTGTTACCTTACCAAGCGGCACACCTTTATAATAGTCTCCACTAATAAGATAATTTAATGCATAACTGCCAGTGTCAATCCAGTCTTTCGGATCGTTGAAGCCTAAACTTAGACCGTCTATATTTTTTGTTAAATTTTTTCGAAATTTCGAAAAATCATAAGGTTTTACCATTTATTGTCTCCATAGAATTATTAGAGGGGGCGAACCCCCTCTAACATAGTTTAAGCTTCTGCTTCTTCAGTATTTTTACGATTACGAATCATAGCAAGAATTTCATCTGCACTCTTGTTATTCGATGTATCGTTGACTGTTTCAGTCGCTGGCGCACTGCTGGGTTCTACCTTAACGGGTGTAACTGGTGTAACTGTTTCAGTTTGAGCAACTTGTGCAGTTGCAGGTTTCGTTGATGCTGAGACACCATATGGTCGATAATAATCGGCCCATTTCACTGGATCGTACAACTCACCATCTACTGATGCCTGAAACATATCGTAAATAACTGTTATGTCGCTGGCTGACGGCCGCTTTGGAAGATAATCACTGAGATTAAATAAACCGTGCGTTTCAATTGCTTCCATTTCCTCTTCACTGAGACTGCGTTCACGCCGTGCCCAATTTGAAGTTGAATAGTCAGCATATTGTCCTTTTTGTGTTTTTATAAGACGAAAATCTGTGCCGTTCTTATAATCAGTCGGAAGATCTTCCATATCTGGATCCATAAGCGCTGCTTTAATGATTTTATAAATCGATGGATTAATAACGAATCGACGAATTGGATTCTCTGGGGGAGCGTCCTCGCCGAGTGGATCATTAATAACAAATCCTTGGAAAATGTATGAACGCTTTTTCCAATATTTGCGTCCAATGTCTTCCAATGCTGGATCTTTAAACCATGGACGAATCTCTGCGTGTACTGGGCAAGTATCGCCCCACATTTCCACACACGGTACATTTACCGTGACTGGTTTTGCTTCGTCCTGTCCTTTTACACCTGGAAAGGGCATACGAATCATTTGGCGCTCTTGCCAAAAGAATGTATTACTTTCGTCACCGTCTGGAAGGAAACGCATGGTTGCTGAAGTATCGTTAGGGATATTCCAGAATGTATAAATTGCGTTATCTGTTTCGCGAGCACCAGCTTGGCGCTGGTCCTGGGCCGCGAGTTTTGCTCTAAGTTCTGCCAATGTAGCCATATTAGTTCTCCTTTATTAGCCTAAATATTAGTTTTAAAATTAAGTATTAACTTAATTAAATACATTATAGTATCTAATTAATCAAATGTCAAGTAAAAAATAACAAAATTAACAATAAATATATTATATAGGTATTTATCTTACATGTCAATATATGGATAAGAAACATTTCTGTTATATACCCTTTGATGGTATTACAATTGATCCACGTGGTCTAGCACAACTATGTCCTGTCTGGTCAGACCAGTTAGAGCACAGTCTACACGACTTCTCACAATCAACTACTACAATAGAAAACATATTCCATGGAGAGCGTATAAAAGAGATTAGAGAAAAAATGCTTAACGATGAATATATTGACGCATGTAATTATTGTTATAGCAAAGAAAAACACAATCTTGAAAGTAAACGATTAAAATATGCTAATGGTAGGCGGCGAAAATCAACTGACATTGAGCCAAAACTTAGATATCTCGACATTAGTTTTAGTAATCAATGTAATCTTGCGTGTGCTATGTGTAACAGCATTCATAGTTCTCATTGGCATCATCAAGAAAAGTCTATGCCAGCGAAAGCAGTTAACGCACTAAAAACACATTACAACTATAATCAATTTAAACCAGTTGTATTACAGAATGAAGTGCTCGAGTCAATATTAGATAACATAAACGATTTAGAATTACTAATTATAAAAGGTGGTGAACCGCTATACGATAAAAACTGCTTAACTTTCTTAGATAAAATTAGTGATGTAAAACCAACGCTCAAAATAAGAATAGTTAGCAACATAACATCCATACCTAAAAAAACTTTAGAAACTTTTGATAAACTAACTGATATAGAAATTTTTGCCAGTATTGACGGCATACACAGAACATATGAATGGATCCGCGGTACAAACTTTAATAACATTGACAAAAACTTTCAAGTATTACTAAATCATCCAAACATAACACTACTTGGTATTAACTTTGTATTAAGCATATACAATGTTGGTAATATGATTAATACTTTTAACTATTTTTCAAAATATCAAAATAAAATTTTTGATAGTAATAGCATAAATGTATATCCAGCAGTACAACCTTACTTGTCT